GGCGATTCATGTAATAATAATGATGGGAAAGCAATTATATCTCCCTCTGATACAGGAGGCGTTGCTTTACTTATTGTACCGTAATAGGGATTAGGAAATGGCGAGTAGAATGTAGTAGGGATATGTTCCTTTTCATCAAACTCAACATATAACACACATGATATATTCATCATGCCATGATTATGTGAACCATGATATTGTCCTCTAACATATCTCTGTGACCATAATTGCCAAGTATCTAAACTTTGAACTGGGCACTCTCCACCATAACGCTCACTCAATCCCTCTGTAAATGTATTTACTAAATTATCCAAATCTTCCGACAAAATCTTAACAAAACTGTCAAAATATGGCGGTCTTGTTTGATGTTTGTAGTAGTCGGTTTGGCACTCTACTATGTCCTTGCTATCCAGTTCAATTAATTTTAATAACTCTGGTTTCTTTTCTTGCCAATTAGTTACTTTGAACTTATTAATACCGATAGCAAACAATAGTAAACTTTCAGCACTCATTTCTTTTTCTTAAATGGATTCCAATTTTTTCTAGGTTTCATGCCCTTATCTCTTTTCAATTCAGATTTTAATTTTTTCAAATATTTTAGATGATTAGGGTAAACTATGTTCATCAATTCTTTTTTAGTCTGGCGCTCTTCCTTAGTCATCTTTATCGTAAAATTTCAGATCGGTGCCTGGAAATGGTTGATCTAACCACGAAGTTAAATCATCAAGAAACAAGTCACAATCCTCGCCCTCCTCGCCTTCAAATGTCATTTCTTGACATAAAGACTCAGCATCTTCTAGTCTCATTTCATCAATTAATTTCTCTATTCTTTTAGCATAATGTTCTTCCATTTTTGCTAAACATTGATTACGGATTTTATCCATTTTGTTTGATTCCATTGTACTATCTAGTTACTTTTTTCTGTTAATGATTGATTCCTGTGCCTCTCCTTTGATAAAGATAGTGTCAACAACATTCTGTAATCTCTTTTCTGTAGAGATACCAACATTGTTGTACACTGGCACGAACATCTTGCCAAATGGTTTTTTGAAACCCTCGCTCTGTGGTTTTAGTTCTCCTGATCTTAGTTTAGCAGCATCACTCTTGTCAAGTCTGATGACTCTACCAATAGTTTGTGCCATAGTAATAAGATCAAGGTTTCTCATAAGAATGGCAGCAGTAAGTCCGCTGACATTCATACCCTCTGATAATATAGAGTGATGAAACATAACAAACTTTTTCTCAGGGTCACTGCCCCACTTGTTCATCAAGTTAAAGAATGTTTCTCTGTTTACTTTCTTACCATTGATAATAGCACCATACTTTGATGTAATCCATAAGACATTATATTTGATAGTATGGCATATTGCCTGAAAGTCTGTCTTTGTGATAAGGTTACGAATGTTTGCAGTTGACTTAGATGTGACCAACACTTTGTCCATGTGTGTCTCATTCTTGAGAGCGTCAAGGATAACTTTCTTGTCAATCTCTTCCTGACTACCAAATTGTCCAACTGGATATTTTACTGCCTTGACTTTTGGCGGTATGATATAACCTTTAGCGATCAAGTCAGGAGCAGGCACTTGAGCAATAACTTTGCCAAATGTTTTGCCATTCATACCCATGTCTGGAATATTACTGTTCTTAGGTGTAGCAGTAAAGAAATACTTACGATTAGCATAGTCTGAGAAATGTTTGACAGCGGGTAAGAAATTACTCTGTACTGAATTGTGTGCTTCATCAAAATAAATTGTGTCCACCTCAATGTCCTGTGCTTCCTGTATTCTGTGTAAAGAATGATATGTTGTAAAGATCAAGATATTCTTGACAGTTTTGTGATACCACTGCTCCATAACTTTGGGGCGAGTAGTCTGGAAATGGTGTGTATCTCCACTATGAACATGGCACACTGCCACATTATCAATATGCTCAAGAAACTCTGAACATAGTTGATTTGCCAATAATATTCTAGGAGCAACAACAACTATGGTCTGAGGCATAGGCATACTGAATCGCCACTTAGCATCTTGTATCATACACATTGTTTTACCACCGCCAGTAGGCACAAGTATCTTGCCCTTTTGCTGTGTTGTCATCAACTGTATGATCTCTTTTTGATGATCTCTCAATTCCATAGTGTTTGTGTCAATAATCATATTGTAATAAAAAATGACCCTTGATTCAAGGGTCATTGTGACAGTTTTAGAACTGTGCTAGTAGTTTCTGTGTCTCAGGGTCGAATACTTCCTCGACTCCCTCTATTGAATGAATCCAATCATCATTTGATTCAGCGATCTCATAGAGATCAATCATTTCATCTTCCATAAAAAAAATTGTGTGTTCAAATCTAGTATTACATATTGTGGGTAGTTTGGCAACTATCCAACTGGAGGCGCTCCAGCACCGCCATATTGAGCAGGCACAGCGTCCATATCAAATTTCTTTGCTGCTTCCTTTTCTTCAATTAATCCCCTCAAGGTATTGACCTCAATAACAAGTGCGGCAATGTCATCTTGCTGTTTTAATAATGCCGCTTGAACCATTGACTCTAGTGTAGTCAATCTCTCGTCAAGATTGCCAATAGTTCTCATTGATGCTTGTAGTTGCTTTTTCAATCTGTCAACTTGTTGCAACTTAACTTTAGTTAGTGATTCCGTATCGGAAGTAAGTGAGTCGTAAACCATAATTTATTCTTTTTAGTTATTTAGTACGTTGTATATTATCTAAGGTAGAGATAACCACCCGCCCAATCACACACGTTGTAGAGTTTTGCTCTGTCAATATCATCACTCATATTAAATCTAACGTGTTTAGCGGGTTGTTTCCACCCTGCTGGTTTATATACTTCTCCTGATAATTTATCAACGAAGCAGTGGACGCTTATGTCATCAGCAAACTGACGATTGACTTGTTTCCAACGTAGGCAAACTTTGTAGTATTTTCTGCCATTTTCTATAAAAAACTTAATTCTATCATCTTCTCCTGATTCAATTTGAGTAACCTTTTCCTGTAGAAATGGGTCAGGTTTGTCTGCCATGTTTTGATTATTAACGATAGAGCGTACTGAATAATCTCTGTACTGTTGTTCAAGGCAACGACATAATTTCTCTGTCCATTGAAGCACCTTGACTTTTTGAGTTGCTTGATGAAATACTAAGTTTGACATTGTGTTTTAATTGTGTTTGAAATAAAAAGAAGTGGAGCAGAGGAACAAACACAAACCCTCTCTCCACTTCTTTATAATAGTATATTTACCTTTTAAAGGCAACTCCCATGTGACACTCCCAATAATGTCACACTCGACCTCTTCGCCCTTCGGACTTTGGATATAATGTTATATCCTGTGTTCCGAATCTACCCATTGCTTCTATCTTGGCATCAGAACCAAAGTTGCTCAAACTTTCAAATTCTGTTGATAGTAGTCTGTTGTCTATTTTGACAACTGCTCTCCAAAGTGCCATGATTTTAGTAATAGGGTGTCGAGAAACAAAATCCAGTTGCCGCACTCCTTTAAAAGGCGCAGGGGTAGATTTGTTTCTCACACTATTTATTATAGGGCATCATCAATTATTTGGCAACCCCTCTTTTTCATCAAATGCTTTTTTTCTTTCACTCTGGTTAAGATTGACACATCGCCACCCATAATCCCCATTGGTAACGATAGTGGGCATAAAGTTCATTGATAACGATATTCTATTGTATCCTGTGTTCTCATCATAACCATGATTCAACTGTGATGGGAATATGACTAACTCTCCCTCATTTGATAGGACTTCATTATTTTGATTGTAGTCTGTATTTTTTCCTGTGATAAAATTGAGAGCGGGAGCATTTATAAAATTAGTATCTCTGGTAAAATATGTGGGCACATGATCTCTTGCCATATCAAAATTAACATAGTATATTGCTGACAAATAAGAATTAGCATGATGATGGGGATATTGATACCCACCTTTATCTGAAATGTTTATCCAACTATCTGTAACTTGAACTGTCTCTTGTATATAATCTCCCTTGACTTCCTTGGCATATATCTCTGCCTGTTGTTCACACCAGTTTCTAAATCTGCCGTATCTCTCATCATTATGTAATACTGAGTAATGACCAATATGTTTTAATTGTTCTGAGTTGGCACTATATGTTATTTGATTTTGTTTCTGTTCTTCTATCTCTGCCAGTATAGTTTCTTTTACTTTACTATGAAAGGGGCAAGGTATGATTGCCACTGGCGTTGGTAGTACGTTAATAACTTCCATATTATAAATTGGGATTATCCCATAGTTGCCCTGATCTAAACGTGGTCATGGCAGTGTGTCTCTCATCTTTTGTTAGTGGCATAACTTCAAAAGAATTAATATATCTAGGCATAAGATTACTGGATATAGTAATTCTATTGTCTGTGTGATTAGTTCTATAACCATGAACACAATTAGATGGCCACAGGATCAACGATCCTTCTAATCCTACCACTTCATTAATATCATTATACTTGGTATGCTTATGATTAGTCAACATATATGAATAATAATCAGGATATTTTTGACTTTCATTAGGACGATAAAAATAAGTTGGCGAGTGTGACGAATCATCAAAGTTGACATAATATAGGGCACACACAGCGGCATTTATATGAAAATGCGGTAGTTGTTTACCACCAGCGTCACACACATTTATCCAACTGTCTGTCAATAGAAAATTTGATGTATCATAACCTAGTATGTCCTTGGCATATATCTCTGCCTGTAGTTCTATCCACTCTCTAAACTCTTTGTACTTGTCATTTGATAACGGCGAGTAGTAATCTAAATGTTCAAGTGATTTGGTGACAGCATCTATTTTTTTATGTTCGTATTCATCACCATGACTTTTGATCTCATCAATCAACAACGACTTAACTTTCTCATGCTCTGGGTACATCACTACACCTAATTGCACTGGCAGTATATCAACTACCCTCATGTCCTTTACCCCATACTGACTCCACATAGGCAGGGTCTAACATATCGTGACTACATTGTGAAGTATTGAAACTTACTGTCCACCTATCATGTTCAGTATTGTTCACTCTACTACCATGCTCTAACCACGACGGAAACAAATATAAATGTTTCTCTTTGATAGGAACATCATAAAAATACATTCCGTAGGGTGTCTCTTTCACATTATGAACACACATCATATATGGTTGTAATGGCGATACCACGAAAAATTTACCAAAATCTCCCTCTGGTAGATCAATATAATATGCTCCACTAATTACACTCGATTCATGTCTGTGTCTCTCTGTTCTACCACCTTTGGGTAGAATATTATACCATGAACCACTAATCACGACAGGCCAGTTGCCCATCTTCTCCGAGAAATGATTACAACACTGCTGAAATGTAACCAACATTGGTTCAGATACTTGATCCCGAAGCGGATCCCAACCCCCATGTGAACTCACGCCATTCACTGCTAATGAGTGTTCATGACTCTTACCATTGGTCTTTACATGATTATGAAATTCATCTACACCAGGCGCCCCTGTGAGATCATATTCTTCTAATAACGTAGGAAATAAATCCATTTAATTCCACTTACAATAATCTATATTGAGTACGACTCTTAGGTCAGCATCAGTGCATGACGTTCCAGCATGAAGTAAATCGCCAGGAAATAACACTGCTCTGTTCTCTTTTGACTCTACCTTTTGTCCGTCCTCAAAATATGTATATCCGTTGTTATCATTGAAATATAACACGCATATATGATAGTTTGGTATGTCAGTAAACTTACCTTTATCATCTTGGGGACCTGAAACATCAACGTGTAATGGTTTCTCTTTTATATTTTTCGTTCGAGGTGTGGCATTGAACTTAATCCTATGTAAAGCAAATGGATTGAGTGATGCGAACACTGGTTTAATTATACCATAAACATCTGATATTGGTTCAGCGTCTATGTAACACGCATGAGAAAATTGTGGGCAACCATCGCCTTCCATCACAGAGGTAGGCGAATAGTACCAAGGCATACGCCCACCAAAGACATAATCCTTGATGGGCGTAAAAACCTCTGTAGGTAAGAAGTTATCGTAAACTTCTATCACTACTCCTCTTCTTTTTTGTAGTTTGGATTTAACTTATGGGAAGTGAGAGGCCTGAATATGACTTGTCTCTTCTTC